ACCTTGGCAAAGCCGCAGGGATGGCGGGATTCATGGCAGCAGCACAAGTCCTCGAGCGCGTCCTTCGCGCCTACTACGAAGACGGAGTCCTCACCAAAGAGGAACTCGACTCCGCAATAGGTGGAAAAAAGTGACCAACACGAAGCGGCCCTACACCGGCTTCGACCACATTGGCACCGCCACACATCCAGCAGCCAAGAAACTCTCAGAGCTACTAACAAAGCGATTCGGCGTGACCTACATGGGCGGGCTCGTGGTCCGCGTCATGCGGTCAGCTCCGGCAAATATCCAGAAGCTAGATGTCACCAACCCGAAAAACGCCGAAGCCGTCAAGCCATACATGAGCGTCCACGCAAGCGGGAGGGCCATCGACACCGGCAGTCAGGACCCCAAAGTCCTAGAAACCGTCTTCATGTTCCTCGTGAACCACGCAGACGAGCTCTGTGTCGAGGAGGCTCATCAGTACAACTACAAAGCCAAAGGCGCGTCTAAAGCCTGGGGCCGAGGTTTCCGCTGCTCTAGAGCTGACAACGGAAAGCAAGGCATCAAGGAATGGAACGCTCAAGACAACGGTGGCTCCGCCGGAGGCCTTTGGTGCCATTTTGAGGTCGCGCCTCATGCTGACCCAAAAGCAATCGAAGCGGCATTCAGAGCAATCCCAAAATGATTCCGTAGGCTTCACAATTCTTGCTATCTTCGCCGCCTGGAGGATTCTTGGACAGTTTCGCCAGGCGATAGAGGACACGGACCGCTAGTTCTTTCTCGTCTAGTCCCGTCTCTAAAAGGCCCGCGTCTCCACACGATGGCGCGGGCCTTTGCGATACTTGACACATCCTTCGACTTTGGTTATCTTCATGGATGTCGGAGTCCAAGCCGACAGAAACGAGAAAACAATGTCCACACCAATCGTCATCATTCCATGCGGAGGCGCAAAGCTTGAAACAGCAGCTCCCGCAGCTGACCTCTACACCGGCTCAATGTTCCGCGACGCTCTCAAAACAGCTCGCGCAATGACCAGCGAAGAAAACATCCGCATCCTTAGCGCAAAACACGGCCTCGTCAAGCTTGACGCAATCCTCGAGCCTTACGATGTCAAAATGGGAGACACAAACAGCGTCTCAATGGACACGCTTCGCGAAGACATCACCGAGCTTCATGAACTTTTCTCACATTTTGACTACCGAATCCACACACTTCTTCCAAACGCCTAGTACGACGCATTATGGGCAGCAGTCCACACAGGCAAGCGTCGCGCAGCATTTCATGTATGGAATCACTTTGACGGATGCGCCGGCATCGGATACCAAAAGCAACGCCTCGCACAGCTTCGCCGCGATTCGGTGGAAATGTAATGAATCTCGTACATCAAAACCACGAAAACCATGTCATTACCAACCGCTACTCCGGCTCATGGTGCGACACTTGCACCGGACCAATCGAACACGACGCCGAATGGTGCCACGAATGTTGGGGAACCGGAACAAAGCGTCGCATGGCATCTATCTACAACGGCCCAGGCAAGACCTACCGATGCGGAATGTGCAAAGGCTCCGGCAAGCGCGAAGCCATCCCATGCGTCGAGTGTCAAGCTCCAGGCGTTATCTACACCTCACAAATCAACTCAAAGCCGAGCCACTATTGCTCAACTTGCTACACACAAAAGGTAGGCATCTAATGGCCGACTACTCAGACCGCTTAGGCGATTACATAGATGTCGCAGAACGCATCCGCCTATTCCGAGAAAAACACCCCGAAGGCTCACTCCAGCCAGCGAACCTTGACAAGCCATACGACATGGTCACAATCGGCGACAAAACATTCCTCGTCTACATCGCGGCGGCATACCGAACACCGGACGACATCCGTCCAGGCATCGGCGCAGCATGGGAACCCTTCCCAGGACGCACCCCATACACCAAAGACTCTGAACTCATGGTCGCCGAGACTTCCGCCTGGGGCCGAGCCATCATGGCCGTCCTCGCAGCTGACTCAAAGCGAGTAGCGTCACTAGACGAAGTCAGAGCGCGGAAAGCTCAAGCCGAACACCCCGCCACAATCCCCGCTAAAGCCTCTCAGAGCGTCCCTAGCGTCGTCAGTAGCTCAGGACATCCACTTGCCACCCAAGCACAAATCGGCGCAATCAAAGCCATCTCACGCGCCCTCGGAAAAGTTCCGCCAACCGGACTCGATGAAATAAGCAAAGGCACCGCCAACATCCTTATCCAGGGACTCAAAGAAGAACAGCAAGCGCAGGAAAACTCATGAACCCACAAAACATGGAGACGGTCATGTGGCTCCTCTTTGGAATCATTGCCGTCCCAACATTCCTCCTCTCAGTCCTGGCCGAACACGCACGAAAGGACAAGAAATGCTCGAATCATCCTTCGCGGTCCAGGTCGAACACCTATTAGACCTATTCGGATGGCGATGGTGCCACTACCAACCCGCAATCCGGCAATCCGGAACATGGGCCACACCGCTCAAAGGCTCTCGAGGATTACCGGACTACACCGCAACCCGAGACGGCCGTCTGGTCTTTGCCGAAATCAAAGGCGACAACGGACGCCTCAGCAGGGACCAAAAGGACTGGCTCGACCTTCTTATCAACACCGCAGCGGAGGTCTATGTGTGGTATCCGCACGACCTCGAGCGCGTGAAGGAGCTGCTCCGATGAATGTCGACCCACTAAAAGTATGTCTCATCTTTGTATGCATTGCCGTAGGTGCTCTGTGTATTGCATTAGTAGCAGCTCTAATCGGAGCAATTACATCATGAGCGTCAGCGAATATCCAAAGCTCGTCTCCGTGAATTGTGCTATCTGTGGAACCAAAATAACCCTCATCATCGAGCTCATTATCGGCACACCCGAACCCATAGACGGCCTCATGCGCCTCCCGCTCGACCCTGAACCCACGGTCCTCTCTGGATGCCATCACTTCTACGACGCCGAGGCAGAGAATGTCTGAGACGACCATTGTCTACATATGCCCCGAATGTGGCTCGGAGGCCTTGTGGTACTACCTCAAAGCGCGGCAAAGCCAAAACCACAATCTCACAACACCTATCAGCTTCACGGCCGTCTCAGGATGCGACCATTGCGCGACATGGCTATCTAAAAACTTCACAATCAAAGCTGGTCTATTCTCGACCGAAGGAATCAGCGTCCAGGAGAAAGACAATGTCTGAAATACAATCCCGCGAATACTTCGCCATAGTTCCGGAATGGATAGTGCTAGCTGACATCTCAAGCAACGCCATCCGCCTCTACGCCCTTCTAAACCGCTTCGCAAACAGCCAAGGACGAGCCTGGCCATCGCGTAAGACTCTCGCTGACCTTATGAGGACCTCCACAGCCACCGTCGACCGCGCAAAGGATGAACTCGTCACTATCGGAGCCCTAGAAATTGAACACCGCTTGAACGCCGCAGGCGACCCAAGTAGCAATCTCTACATCCTGACCACTTCATCACCCGTGACGAGGGGTACCCCCAAGGATGAGGAGAGGGGTACCCCCAAGGATGACGCACTAAACAGAGTCAATATGAAACAGAGCCAAACAAGCGTCTCATCAAAGATGAAGACTTGCTCTTTGTGCCTAGGAAAATACAAGACCGGCTACGAAGACATCGACGAAGAAGGCCTCTCACACATCTACGAACGAGAGACAGAGGACTTCATTGTCTGCCCTAAATGCCAAGGCTCAGGGACGCAATGATTATCGACCCCAAAGAAGTCAAAGATGGACTCAAAGACATCCTCGCCGACCAAGCACACAACCCCAAAGCCACCATCCGCAACGCACTCAGCCTCATAAGGCAAATGGAAGGCGACCTACGCCGCCAAGGATTCACCGAATACAACGACAAGGAAGAAACAGAATGACAGAACAACACACACTCAATGAGCTCTACCGCATAGAAGCACAGCTCCAAAAGCTAAATGGGGAACTAGACCGGCTAATGGATGTCCTTCGCTCGGCCCAATACCTAGCGGATGCAATCAACACAGAGAACCTCATGACTCGCCCCAATGTCACCCACAACATCAGCAGCGGCGGACTATTCGGAGAGGCCTATGTGAACCTCATGGCAGCCCTTCGCGCCTACCAATTCCCAAACGGAGACGGCCGATGAGCCTTCAACCATCCCTCTTTGACCCCATGCCCCTAGACACCATCATCCCGCCGACTAGGCTCGTAAGAACCAACGACCCACATACCTCACACGAGGCCGCTAGTAACGCATCGCGTCGCGGCCCTTCACAAAGGAGACGAGTATGGGAATCCCTCAAACGCCTCGGCGACGCAACCGACTACGAACTCAGCATCGAAACAGGAATACTCCGGTCATCAGCTGCCAAACGCAGACAAGAACTTGTAGACCTTGGCCATGTCGTAGACACACCATTCAGACGACGCACAGACACCGGCACCATGGCTATCGTCTGGCGACCATCCTTGTCATCGCCATACTTGGAACAGCCACACCAGTCAGAGCAGCCAACGACCACAGTATCTACGGCGGGATAATGGTTGACGATTACTACACCGCGCTCGCCAGGTGCGAGACGGGACTGAATTGGAAGCACTCGACCAAGAGCTACACCGGAGGGCTAGGCATACACCGCCAAACCTTTCGGACATGGTCCAACTACAACTCAGCCAAAGGCCTCACACCTAGGCAACAAGTCAAAGTCGCAGACGCCATCGCCTTCACCTCACACATCGAACGCTCAGGCCGCAAGGTTTGGAGAGTAGGACCCTGGGGATGGGGATGTCTCAAAGGCCAAGCATCCATCCAGAGATACATCTGTCAGTCAAAGCACCCACTCGTCCAACGATGGAAGCGTCATTGCCAATGAGCAGGAAGCCACAGTACGACGGCCCATGGAAGAAGGTCCGGCTCAAGGTACTCGAGCGCGATGACTACCGTTGCCAGATACGCGCGGCAGGATGCACACAAGAAGCTCAAGAAGTCGACCACATCCTTCCAGTCGCTATGGGAGGCGATTGGTACGCAGAGGAGAACCTTCGGGCCTCATGTAGCCGATGCAACAACGGACGCAACGCTAAGCACCGCACAACGGCCTCGAGAGCATGGTAGACCGCATTATGGACTCATTTTTTCCCATAGGCCTCCGCGTCCACCCCGACGAAGACCATGGAGTTATATTCGATGACATCTGAGAAGAAACCGACCAAGCCCAGAGCTTCTCGGCCGAAGCCGGTCGAATCCGCCGAAATCGTTATATTCTCCACGGACGGTCCGAACCGGTTAGCCATTGAAAAGACCATCGAAGCCCTCCGGAGCGAAGACCGGTTGGCAGATGTTGACGCGGCCAGGCTCCAAATAGTCCGCGGCCTTGCTTCGGCAGTCGACGCACAACCCGACAATCCGGTTATCTGGCGCGAGTACCGCGCAGCCGAGCAAGCTCTACGAAAGGAAACCGAAGCACATGGCGACCCGTTCGACAAGCTCATCGCTGAAATCTCAGCCGAGATGGGCAACCAAAAGAAACAAAAAACGACAAACTCGAGGACATGAGGTTCAGGCAATAGCCAAGCGTCTCGGGACTCCGCTCATGCCCTGGCAAGTCGCCATCGCTGACATCGCCCTCGAGATGGAACTAGACGAAAACACCGGACTCATGGTTCCGGCTTATCGAGAGATAAATGTCCTCGTACCGCGCCAATGCGGCAAGACGACTCTCATGTTGTCGATGGAGCTACATCGCGCCCTCCTATGGGGAAAGCCACAGACAATCGGCTACACCGCTCAGACTGGATGGGACGCCAGGCGGAAACTCATTGACGACCAAGTACCGGCGATAGAGATGTCTCCACTCAATGCCACCGTCAAACGCGTCTATCGAGGCGCAGGCATGGAGGCCATCCACTTCAAGAACGGCTCGAGGATAGATGTCATGCCGTCAACACCATCCGCAGGACACGGCCGCGTCATCGACCAAGGCATCATCGACGAAGCGTTCTCCGATGAAGACGACCGGCGAGAGGCCGCAATGCTTCCCGCGATGGCAACTAAGCGAGACGCACAGCTCATCGTCATCTCAACCGCCGGCACCCAAGCCTCGCTCTATCTCAAGCGCAAAGTCGAACAAGGCCGAGTCATGGTGGACGCAGGCATGGAAACAGGCGTCGCCTACTTTGAATACTCAGCAGACAATGACGACGACATCGACGACCCGCGCACCTGGCGCAAAACAATCCCCGCCCTCGGCTACACAATCGACGAACGCGTTGTCTCCCACGCTCGCTCAACAATGACCGAAGGTGAGTTTCGTCGTGCTTACCTCTGCCAATGGACCGTCCTCGACGACGCAGCCATCCCCGCAAAGTATGTCCAGCGCGTACTCGACGCGAC